CTACAGTTCTTGCTCTTTGTGCGGCGCTTCTATCAAATCCTACAATCTTACCGGACGCATCTTTTACGGCATGAACTTGAGTTCTAGTCGTATCGACGCGCCTATCTGTGGCCTTGCAGAAATGTTTCAGCTCCGCTTCCTTACGCTTTAAATTAACCGCAGTGCTCTCCATCTCGTATTTTATGCTCTGCCTTAAGGTATCATCTTTCGCTTCATTATAAGCAGAATTTAGGCCGGCCAAGTATCTCTTTTCTGCTCGAATTTCACGTTCATAAGCTCTCTGCTTCTGTCCTGCTTCATAATTGGTGTATGTATCTCCGCCATATTCGTAAGTTTTGCTGTCCAAGCTGTCTAAATATTCCTTTGAGTAAGTTCTCTCAGTCCCCTCGTAATAAGCGTAAAAACTGTGTCTGCAGTTCCACCCACAAAGTCCTTCGCCCGTACCGTAGCCTGTTATATCATAAAAAGAGCCATATCCCTTACTTTTCCCACTAAGGCTGTATACCCCACCTTGCCAATCCGCGTGTGACGGTCTCGCTCCAGAATGGGCAGTAACTTCTACTAAATCCGTACCTATTTCATCACAGTATAGCATGTTGAGTTCGGCAGAAGATTGATTTACTCCGGTGAGCACTGCCCTGCGTACTGCAACATCAAGCTTGTCGATGTGCCCTGTAGGGTATTGTACAGTGAGTCCTGACTTTGCAACCTGTTTGATTGCATTTTTAATAGCAAAATCATAAGTAAAAGCACCCGAGCTTACCTGCATATTAGCAAGATTAACGGCGTTAATAAAAGCGTTTTGTCCTTGACTAGCAGTGGTCCTTGTAAGATTCCTAACCACGCCTTTAGTCTTTCTTATATGAGATGATAACAAGTTACCCATCGCAACATTTGACGCATGATCTAGAGGTGTCTTTCCTGCTATTGCAGCTCTGAGATTCTCGCTTTCCATATTCTCAAAATTAACGTCTTCGAAGACTCTAGTAATTTCGGCTTCCGTCAAGCCCGATACCTTAGATATGCTATTAACAATATCTTTATACAATATATTCTGTTGCGTTAGTTTCTCCGCCTCAAACTGTGCACTTTCGGTCAACGCTCCCATCTTAACGATTCGTCTCGCAATATCTGCAACAAGCTGTTCGTTAATCAAGTCCATCATCCCCAGAAGATAGGATGTGCACTGCGCCAAATACTCAGGGCTAAGCATTACTCTTTTCGTCTGTTTTGTAAGTATGAAAAAAGACACCTCTTTCGAAGTGTCTTTAGGTTATTAAGATATTAACAAACTATCTTAGTTATAGGAATTGTTCCCTGTTGAGTAGCTGCAATTTTTACCATAATTGCATAATCTTTGATCATTGATACTCAATCCCTGGAATCCCCTCTTTTCGGTTATCGACAATGCTCCTATCAATGGAACTCGATTCGATTGAATTTTAGTTCCAGATATTTTTTTTATCGCATCAACCATATTTCTCTTTTTCATTACAATGTCCTCCTAGTGAAAATAATCCCATTTGTCTGTTGCAGTCTCATAAAATCTTCACACATGTTATGACATTCAAGAATCAGATTTTGTTCATCAGGGCTCTGACCAAAATCTTCAATTTGAAGTTTCAGTTCTGATAAAACCTCAATACTCAACGGACGACCGTGAGATTTCCATCGAGAATAATCTGATAGCGCATTAGCAATTTCTTTCGCACGCTCTCTTTTTTCATCCTCTGATACACCCGTTCCATTACTAGAATGAGTCTCCCAATTCTTAAACTTAAACTGAACTAACCATTTAACCAGTAAATCTTCTGTTAAATCTCGCGCCTGTTCGTAAAGGCTAATTTCCGCCAAGTCAAAATCCTTTAAAATAAGAAATTCAGCTTCGCTTATAGTTCCAGCTTGCGCTTTTACTAGCAGATCCTCTATTTTGCCAAGATATCCAAGTGCAGGGACAAAACGCCCCTCTTTATTCTGAACTTGTGGGTCTATTGGACCTAGTACAGAATTGTAATCCATATGGATATTGTCGCCACTCATACATAATATTGTTCCAGCACTATAAGCATGGTCCGGGATAATAAAATCAACCTCGGAATAATTATATCTAAAAATATTAACAAGCCTCTCAACTGTAATTGCATCTCCACCATTGGTTGTAAGAATTACACAAAGCTTTTCATGATGGCTATCTGCTTTCCTTGTTAAATCTATTACCTCTCTAGCATGATTGAGCAAATTTGGTTCTATGGGACCATTTAAATATAAACAATCAGCGTCGTAAAGATTCTCTAGTTCCTCTAACAAATCTTTTATCATCTGACTTGTTTTTAAAATTATTGGGTTAATCATTCCTCACGTCTCCTTGTTTAACTCATCCTTTCAAAATGAATTATACCACAAAAATATTTTTTTGCATAAAAATATTTCTCATATCACAAAAAACCGATATAGTCATTTTTACCCAGCAGAACAGGAAAAAGCTGTTAAGGTTTTAGACAAAATCAAGATATAAACGTGTACAGACCGTGTACAGAAAAAATGAACCGTTGAAATTTCAACGGTTCAAGCTGTTTTGGTGGAGATGGCGAGAGTAATTTGATATGTTTTTTAAGATTTACACATATATTCTTATGGCTATTTTTAGCCTTTTCAAGCCGTTCCTCTCTATCCACGAAACCATCAAAAAAATATTTTTCGTATATAATTCGTATTTTTGATTTTGCTGCCTCTGCTATATAGATTGTATTCGTAAAACTGATTTATGGCAATAAAAAAAAGAGGGCAAACGCCCTCTTGATTTAACTACTATACCACAAGCTCACAAGCAAGCCCAACAGCATATGCTCTCTTCACCCCATGAGATGTAATATATGCCCTTGCTTCAGCTGTATTATTTTCTCCTATAAGAAGAATAGGCATTTCACCTATGTTGCTTGAAACGATTGCGTCGGCCCATGAAGCAACTACAATAGCCTCTTCAGCTGATGGGAAAAAACGCTCTGCAATTTTTCTCGACGTTTCAAAACGATCTGCCCCCTTGACTCTCTCGACGCTACCAATCTCAGCAAGCTGCTTTTCCACAGTGGCATTGACCACGCCTGTATCTCCTACAATTATAAAGTGTAAGTCATTGTGTTTTTTAAGCTCTACAATCTGATTTGCTTTTACGAACTCGGAGACTATAAGCACTGGAATATTTGCTGTAAGCGTGGATACACCATCAGCCCAATCGCTACCATTGGTGACAATGATTGATTTTGTCTTTGAAAAACACTCTTTCAGAACTTCTAGATTTGTATCGTATCTAGTATCTCCCTTTATTACTTTTGCTCCACCCTTGTTTACTATATCGCCACCAACAATATACGTTTCGAACCCATAAGATAACTCAGGATGATCTAGCACTATGTTCGCCTTATTTGCTTTTGCGAAAAATGCTGCGCTTATTCCGTCAGGGAAGTTTTTGCCTGAAACAATCACCTTGTTTGCTTTTGCAAACTCCTTGTCTATGATATCGGATGTTGCATATCTGTCATCTCCTGCGTATTTGACAACCTCTGCACCAATATCGACTTGCTTAGGTTTTGGTGTAATAACTTGCGTTGCTTTTTCGCCCTGCTTCCTCGCATACGCATACCATGTATCTGCATCACCATAAAACACATCAAGATCAAGTCTTTTGTTGTATCCACTTAGATATCCATGCGATGTGTACTGATACATTGCAACAACGCTCCAATATGGCACATATGGTGCAGCCTTTTCGAGATATCCTGTTGCATTATTGTTATCATACTGAGCCACCCACAATCCATAGTCTGCATTAGCTATAGCGCTACAATCGTGGCTCTCAATGAAGCTTAAATAACTGTAAAACAGGGGTTTTACACCTATAAGTCTATAAACTGCATCGAGCCAAGCTTTTGCCCATTCTGCGCCTAAATACACATCCTGCTCGAAGTCTAACACTGGAATAACCGTGCCATCGAAGTATGCACCACAGTTATCTACAAACCACTGTGCTTCTTCTTCAGGAGTTCCGCCAAAACCAACCTCACGAGCAAAGTGGTATACTCCGATTAGCTTCCCTGCAGCCTTTGCTTGTTGCACAAAGCCGTCACATTCTGCCGATACATATCCGGCACCGCCTGTTCCTTTGATTATTACAAAATCTGCGGGTACACTTGCTAGCTGTATACCCTCTTGCCATCCTGAAATATCAATTCCGTGCAACATATTAGCCCTCCAAGTCCTTGAAGTCCTTGACTTCCTCGGTATTTTCTAATTTTAAAATTTGCTTAAATATCTGATGTAGTCCTGTTGACGCAAGTCCACTGATCATGCCACTAGCGATTGCAACAAGAGTTATCGCCTGTGCGTTGATACAGCCTAGCACTGCTCCCAATATCGTGACTGTTAGTGGTATGTACTTGTTGTCGGCTGGTAAGAATTTCTTCATTAGATAGCCTACAACCAAACAAACTGCGATAACTAGTGGGATGTAAAGATTTGTTAAAAATTCAAGATTCATAATTTACCTCCTTGAATAAAATAAAAAGGTGGAGTTATTTCCACCTTTACTTAACTAAAATGTTTTGAATAACTAGCGTCATTCCTGAGCCTATTAACACGGATATGATAGCTTGGACAACTGCATTCCATCTCATCTTTGGTACTTGCTCAAGTGCGTTTATTCTTTCGCCCTGCTCGTTGAGTTCCTCGTGGTGCATATCCATTTTTTGTATCATAAGCTCTATGTTCGTGTTGATTTTCTGTATTTCCCTTGTCATGTCCTCAACAATCGTCAATCGCGTATTCATTCTTTTGATTTCATCATCGTGACATTGTATCTTGATGTCAATGGTATTCTTGCGTTCTAGCCACTCTTCCCTTGTCAGTTCTCCCATATGCTCCTCCTATTTCCACTTGCCAATCGCGTAGATTTGCAAGTTTAAAATGTCTGCAGATGCGGAGCTCTGACTAGCCGCTACCGTCAACATCGTTGTATTTTGCGTATTGATTGTTTGAGCGGCAAACGAATATCCGTTGCCAATCTGTACTGACGCCATTACCGTTGGCTTTGCAATAAATCGACAAGACGATGGGAATGTAAACGTTTTTCTGTTAAAAATCATGTTATTCCAGGCTCCAGCAGTCCATCCTGATCTAGAGTCCGAATCGGCTGTCTTAATAAGCTCTAATCTCCCCCTCTTCCATTTCACGAACTGCCATCCATCGACTTCGCCCTGTTCGATGACATAATCTTGAGCTCTTCCACCTCCGTTATACAGCTCATTGATTGCATCTGCGAGATTTCTTGCGCTGGTTTTTAACATGCTTGCGTTACCCATGTCGTCTCTAACTCGCTTTATCTGGTCTGCGTACTTTTCATCTGTGACTTTAATTTCTTGCTTGAGATCCTGGGCAAGTGTGCCGGATAGTGCTGAGTTAACTGTACCAAAACTATCTCTTAGCTGGAGCCATAGATTGTCAAATAGTCCGCGATACTCTACAGCTGGAACTACCCAACCACAAAGATTCGAGTCCATCCTTGTGTCAGATATGTTGACAGCTTCGATTGAGGTTGTACGCGCTGGGATGTAGACATCAGCTATTGCGAGTTCGTAGTAGTTTGACTCACGGATGAGATCCTGGGCAACTGGATTCGTTGCTGCGACACCCTCTTTGAGGTAGATGTCAATGTCTCGCCTATCCTCTGCAGTATCAAATCTTAAAACGATTCTATCGATACGAGGCAGGCTCGATGCTGGAGACAATGTGATTTGTCTGTTATTGCTCTCCTTAAAGACTGCACCCTCGATGATTGCGCCTCCTGGTTTTACATTGACGGTCATTCCTCCGTGTGCCGTGACCATTAGCCCATCGATTGGATTAATAAACACACCGTTTCCCCAGCACATCTTGTTGAAATCTCTTTCATCCTGGGCTGTGATTGCTCTGTCCCATTCATTTCCGATTATACTTTTTGATTCAAATGGAAAACTCT